ACATCTGCAATATTGTATAAAAAATTCATCTCTTTGTTTTCAAGTTTATTAGTACTGAACACAACATTACATTCAGGTGCAAGTGCCTCAACAAGTGCTGGAATATCTGTACCATTCTGGTCTACTGGTTGAGTATGCATCACATAAGTAACTTTATCTCTTTTATCTTCAGGTAATTGATTTACAAAATGTTGAAATGCCAAAATACAATCACCAACCATTTTTCTTCTAATGTTTCTGTTTACATATAACAAAACAAAATCATTAGGTCTATTACCAAGTAATTCATTTTTAAACTTATTCATTTCCAATGTTTCTTTTTCATCAACTATTGGATAGAAATATTTTTCATTTATACCATGTGGAACATATGTTGAATCCCAATCTGTTCTTGGTTTCTTTACTGATACCTCATCTACAATTGCACAAGTTTGTTTTGAAATGTTCATAATTAAATCACTACACTCGTAGAAAAACTGATTATATTGTGGTGCTGGCCAATCATCCCAAATATTGTAATAGAAGATTGGAATGTTCTGTCTGATTTCATGTTCCATATGATATAACCATCCCCAAAATCTTGGGTCTGTATAGTGTAAGATTGCATCTGGTTTTTCTCTTACTAAAATTTCTCGTAACATTTCAGGATTTCCGTATCCATCAGTAGGATATACCATCAAATAACCATCAATACCTAATTCATCTTTTATGGCATCTCTCATATCCACAACTTTACCATTATCAGGATGTTTAATGGCACCACCCAACTGAACCCAATCGTATTTATCGAGTGTTCCCATCACAATCTCTCTTGACATTGTACCTACACCACTACTCATTCTTAAATCATCTGAGAGTAATAGTATTTTTTTCTTCTTCTGCTTTGTAACTTGTTTTACTGATTTTAATTTTGGTAATTTAATATTTGACATCTATAACCTTTTTTGTTTCTGATTAAAACTTACTCCCACTTTGGTGTAAATTTTCATGTTCTAATATTTTTTTTCTCACTTCATCGTCATAAACAAATAAATCGAGAGTTCTGTTCACTAACTTTTGCAACGAAAACTCATTATCTATTGTTTCATTTTTGAATTTTTTGTATAACTCCGATATAACTTTGACGGAAGTCAACTTCACTTCACTCATAACATTTCCTCTTGTTGTATATACATATATATAATAAATATGTAATCAATCAAAAATAATCGATTTTTTATCAATTTTTTCTGAATATTTTAGTGCTGATAAAGTTCCGTTTGTAACCACTCCATTTGTACAAAAAGCAACAACTCTATCACTATGTTCTACTAAATCTTTATTTCTTCTATGATAATTTCCTACATTATAAGGTTTATTATATCTAAATGCCCCATAAACACAATGTATATTATGTGGTTCATGATATGGTGGAAACTCATTATAACTTATATCAAAATCAAGAGCATATTGTTTTGCATATTTATCAGCTCCCTCTTTAGCCCCACCACTTACTATAATTAAATTATCTTGAAACTTTTGTTTTAATTCCCAAATAAATTGTTTTACTTTTCTTTTATTTGTGTAACTTCTCGACCCTATAATTGCTACTTTCATCATCATTTCTTTTTTGTTTCTTTTGTGGTTTGTCTGTGGTGATGAAATCCCATATCTCTTTGCAGTTATTGATTCCATTTTTAATACCTGTTTTTTTGTCTTCATATCTTGTTGCAAACCTCCAGTATTGTGGTGTATATTCTTCATACTTTGTATATGGTATTACATCATACCAAATAAAATCTCTTTGTAAATCAAACCATTGTGGCCTTATTAAAGTTTTATATTTTGAGTGTGGTAATTCATCCCACATTTTAGAAAACTTAGCAACTTCACGAGAATCTAATTCTTTCTTCTCATACCAAAAATATATAGATTTTATATGCATTGGTTCAAGAGTTTCACTTATATATTTTATTAACTCTGTTTCTCCAATTAAATCTGGTAAATAAAATCTCGCCGTTACATTTATTAAATTCATTACAAATCCTTACACATTCTACACTTCTTGTGTTTCTCACACTTCTGATAATCGTTATCGATAATGTTACCATCTTCATCGTAACATTCTGTCATAAACTCTTGTAACCTTGTAATAACCCTATTGATACTTGGTTTTCCACTTGCTGGTGAAAATACTTGTATTCTTTTTTGTGGGAAGTCCATATTTTCATATAATCTTCTCTTCAATATTAAATATTCAATATCTATTTTATCGATAGGAATTTCCCTTTCCTTTGCAAAGAATTGTTTGTATAATAATAACTGATTAGTTTTGTTCTTGTCTGCCTTTTGGTATTTGTTCCAACCCATTGTGGCTGTTTTGATATCAATAATCTTGATACGACCTGTAACTTTATTGTGTAGAACTACATCCATGTAACCAACAAACTTCATATTCTTTGGTAAATTATAATCTAACCCAATTTCAATACCAACTAACTCGGTATTCTTTTTTGGAAAATGACTGGATTTTCTTTTAAGAAACTCATCTACAATTTTACAACCATCATTAAAAAACTCTTTCATCTCTTCTAATGTAACTTCAAAATTATCACCATGTTGTTCTTTGGAAATCTTATAGTTCTCTTCCATTCTGTATTGTAGAATATCCCTTAATGGTAATGAATCTGCAATCTTAATTGTTTTATTATAATATGCAACTAAATATGCTTGAATAGTTTCATGAACTGCAGTTCCAAACAAGGTATAAATATTTCCATAGAATGTTGTTTCTTTATCAACATAATCTAACTTCCAAGTGTAAGGACATTTATCCCATTTAGAAAACTGACTATAACTAATTTTACTCATCTATAATAGCTCTTCCTTTCATTTCTTCCCAATCACGATTATTACGAACTTGGTCATTTACATTTTCTACTGCCTCTAATAACCCATAAGTTTCAAACTGATTAATAATCGCACTTAAATCTTTTGGTAAACAATGTCCACCATAACCATAATCCCCATCAGGCCCTGGTACTGCCCAATGTGATTTACCTAACCTCTCATCATAAGTTGCATACTCTACAACTTTATCATAATCAATATCAATCTGTTCACATATGTTATTCATCTCATTTGCAAATGATACTTTAGTTGCCAAGAAGTTATTAATAAAATACTTTGTCATCTCCGCAGTTTTACTACCCGTCTTTACGATAGTTGCCTGTGGAAATACTTTGGAATATATTTGTCTTAATTTATTAGTTCCGTTTCTCTGTCCACCCAATATAATTCTTGTTTGGTTTTTGAAATCATCAAGGAAGTTTTCTTCAGTTAAGAATTCTGGATTAAATATCACGGTAACATTTGAATAGTTTTTATTCATATAATCTGTAGTACCTGGTGGAACAGTAGATTTAATTACTATGATAGGTTTTTCTTTTTTACCAGAGTGATAAAACGAATCATAAACATATCCATCAATATCTCTAATCACTTCCTCTACAATACCTGTATAACAAGTTCCGTCTTTTCTCATTGGTGTAGGAACACATACAAATATAACTTCACACTCTTCAACTAAATCTTTTAAATTTGGTAAAGTAGATTTACCTAAATCATACTTATCGTAAGTGTGTAAATCATAATGTGGTTCAAATCCTATCTTAATTGCAGTACCAACATAACCCTGTCCAACTATTCCTATTTTGCCCATTTACCCCTCGCAACCACTTGTGCCATCACTCCATAGTTTGAGATATCTGAATAACTATCTACCAAACCTTCATTTTCTAAAGAACCATCATCACCTCTCATGATAAGAGTTTTGATTCTCTCTACTTTATCATTAATCCTAAACCAAATACCCATCAATGATAATCGTTTCTCTTCATCATTTTTTAGTTCTTGTCCTACTGCAATATTTTGTGGCCCATAATCATGTTGTTTATGTAGGAATAATTCATATTGTTCTCTTTGAATCTTCTTGAACTCTTCCGTCATTTGTGGATATGTTTCTTCCATATATTCAACAACATCTACAATATCAACTGATTCTTCATGTGCATCTTCCATACTGAATGTAGGACTATCTTTTATAACCTCTTGCATATTTTTCTCCAATTTACTATGTTAGAATATAAGGCCAAAACCCTATATAAGTCAAGTATTTTTTTATTTAATTTCATCAATAATACCATACTCCAAACATTTCTCTGCATCCAAGTAGGTATCATTTCTTTGGATTCGAGTCCAAAATTCTGAATCTTTTTTTGTAACCTTTTCTAATAACTTATTAATATCTTTTTGTAGTTCACCAATATGTTCCACACCCTTTTTAACATCAGTATTTCTACCTGCTTCAAATGTAGAACCCTCATGAACCATGACTGTAGAGTGTTTTGTCATAGTTCTTGTACCTGTACCACTTGATAATAATACTGCTGCTGCACTCATACATGCACCAACACAATGTGTGTTTACTTTTACTTC